CTTGCTCCGTAAGGCAGGGATGGCTGACTCAGCGCCAGGGTATCTAACCGACGAAGTGTGGGCTTTGATCCTGTCGAAGCGAACCGACGAGGAAATCGTCGAGCTTGCAAAAGCAAAGATGGCCGCAAAGCCAAACCAGCGAATCGGGCTGAAGTACATCGCCCCGGCGTTGCTCGAAGACCCGGCACCGATGCCGATCAACGGCAACAGCCAACCCCGCATGACGCAGCACCAGCTCAACCAGCAGGCCATTGCGGCGTCGATCTTCGGTCCTCAATCCGGCCCCGTTGTGCCATCCGAAAAGCTTATCGAAGGGGAGGTGATCCATGGCAACTGAGCCGCAACCGATGGCTGTCATCAATCGGCTGTTTGGCCGCCTGCAGGGCATCTACGGCAACAGCTTCACCGGGAAATTCTCGACCGGATTCAACGCGGCAACGCAGCGTGACGATGGCTGGGAAAACGCGAAGCTGGTGTGGGCCGAAGACCTGGCAGGATTCGACCTTGACGACATCGCCTATGCGCTGCGCTACGTCGATCCAGACCGGGCGCCGAGTTCTCGGCAGATCGTCGAACTGTGCCGGAAGGCCCCGCGCAAGCAGACATCGCTGGCTCTGCCAAAGCCATCGCCTGGCGACCATGAACGCGCTCTAGCCGCGATCAACGAGGCCGCCAAGGCCATCACCGGCGGCGAAGAGTACGACCCGCTGCTGTGGGCCAAGCGCCCGAAGTCGCAGAAGGCAATGGACATGGTTATCGACGGCTCAAAACGCAGCACGGCGTTGGCTCAGATCGTTGCCGATCATGTCTCGAAGGGGGTCTGTACTGCGGCCGGAAAGCTGCTCAAGCGCTACAAGGGGCAAGGCAAATGGGTGAGCGCATGAACTCGATCAAGATCGGCGCGCTGACCATCTGCCTGGTCACCGTTCGGGGCCGGAAAAGCTACGAGCTTTGGCACGACGACAAGCCGGCCGCGCTTGGCCGCTTCGACACCTTCAGCGAGGCGAAAGACGCCGCACGCCGCGAGGAAAACCGCACCAACCGAGGGAAGGAAAACGACTGATGGAACCCGTTGCGATCACCATCCTGGGCGAGCCGGCATCGAAAGCGAACAGCCGGAAGATCGTCAGCTTCGGCGGCCGGCCTGCCTCGATCAAGTCGGACAAGGCGCGCAGCTTCGAGAAGTCGGCGATCCTGCAGATCCCGAACGAAGCCAAGCGAATGCTGACCGGAAAGCTCTGCGCCACGATCCGGATTTTCTACGCCAGCGAGCGGCCCGACCTCGACGAATCGGTTGTCCTCGACGTGCTGCAGGCGAAGTTCTCGGGCAGTGGCAAAGAGCGCGTTTGCGTTCGCAAAGGGGTGTATCTCAACGACCGACAGGTGCGGGAAAAGCATGTTTTCCATGGGGTCGACAAGGCAAATCCGAGGGTCGAGATCGAGATCACGGCGATGGAACCGCAGCAGGGTGGATTGCTTTGACCCTTGGCGAGATTCGCGCAGGCGCGCATTTGGCCGACGAGAAGGTCGATTGGTTTCGCGTCATCGTTGATCTGGAGCGCCAGGGCTACGGCGCCACGCTGGTGGCGCTGTCGATTGCGGTCCCAAAAACCACGCTGCTTGGGTGGAAGGGCGGCAGCCGGCCGAGGTTTGAAGATGGCGACCGGCTGATCGCGCTGTGGTGCCGAGTGACGGGAAACGGTCGGGAAACCGTCCCGAAGGTGAGCCGATACTCCTACCGCGCATAGCACCCGATCAACCGAAGGAGACCTTCCCATGGCCCGTACCGCAGCAGTTCCGCAAGTTCCCGGCGCTCCCGTTGCCGAACAATCCCCGCAAGTTCCCGGCGCTCCTGAATCCGCCGAAACTACCGCGCCTGTTGCTCAGGATGTCGGCCAAGACGCCGCTGCCGAAGCCGAAACCGTGACCGTCTCGAAGGCCTCGCTCGAGGCGTTGCGGGCCCGCGTCCAGGCGCTGGAGTCGAACGCCTCGGCGGCCAGTGCGGTGAAGCGCGTTGCCAATCCCGGCGCCTCGCTGCCCGACCAGGACACCATCAATCCCGACGAGATCGCATCGCCGGTGCTGACCAAGCAAGGTTGGGTTGTCCCGACGAAGTTTGGCGCCAACCCGAACGCCCAGAAGGGTCTCTGACCATGTGCGGCGGTGGCGGTGTCAAGGCGGTCGATCCCGAGAAGGAGCGCCGCAAAGCCGAGGCCGAGGCAGCGGCAAAGGCCAACGAGCAGATGGTCGCCGACGCTCGCCGCAAGCGCCAGCAGAAGGGCGTGCTGGCCAGCGGTGACACTGGCGCTGGCGTCCTCGCTTCGGGCGGTCAGTGATGGCCGATGTTCAGGCCGTCATCCGGCGCCTGGGGGCGCTGAAGGCAATCCGCCAGCCGCTGGAGCAGGGCTGGTCCGAGTGCTTCGATTACTCGTTCCCTGAGCGCGGAAACGGCCTGAACGGTTCTGTCGCGTTGCCCAGCGATGTGCAGTCCAAGAAGGTCCGCATCCTCGACGACACGGCATCCGATTCCGCCCGTATCCTGAGTTCATCCATCGTCAGCGGCACCACGCCGGCGAACTCGCTGTGGTTCGGCCTCGACGCAGGCCAGGAATCCGACGAGGAAAACCGCTGGCTCGACGAGTCGGCGCGCATCATGTTCGACAACATCCACGGCTCGAACTTCGATGCCGCGGCGTTCGAATGCATGGTCGATATGGTCGGCGCCGGCTGGTTCGTGCTGTACATCGACGAGGACAAGGAAGGCGGCTACCACTTCGAGCAGTGGCCGCTCGGCCAGTGCTACGTCTCGTCGTCGAAGCAGGGCGGCATCGTCGATACGATCTACCGCGAAGTCGAGATGACCGTCGAGCAGATCGTTTCCGACTACGGGATCGACAAAGTTTCGGCCAAGGTCGCCGAGGCCTACCGAAACGAAAAGCTCGACCAGAAGTTCATGGTTGTCCATGCGATCTACCCGCGCCAGGTGCATGCGGTGAATGGCCGGATGGCGAAAAACCTGCCTTTCGCGTCCTGTCACATCGAGGTCGAGACCAAGCACCTGCTGCGCGAATCCGGGTATCACGAATTCCCCTGCGCCATCCCGCGCTGGATGCTTGTTCCCGGCTCGCCGTATGCCACCGGCCCGATGGCCAACGCGCTGGGCTCGATTCGCTCGATCAACGACATCAAGGCGATGGAGTTGATGAACCTGGACATGGCCGCTGCCGGCATGTACGTGGCCGAGGACGATGGCGTTCTGAACCCGCGCGCCGTGAAGATCGGGCCGCGCAAGGTCATCGTCGCCAACTCGGTAGAATCGATCAAGCCGCTGGCCCCGGCCGGGGATTTCAACGTCGTATTCAGCGCCGAGGAAAGGCTTCAAGCGGCCATCCGCAAGGCGCTGCTCGCCGACCAGCTGCAACCGCAGGACGGCCCGGCGATGACCGCCACCGAGGTGCATGTCCGCGTGCAGTTGATCCGCCAGTTGCTTGGTCCGATCTATGGTCGCCTGCAGGCCGAATACCTGCAGCCGCTGGTGACGCGCTGCTTCGGTATTGCCTACCGCGCCGGCGTGCTTGGCCAGGCGCCGGAGTCGCTGCAGAACCGTGTGTTCACCGTCAAGTACCTTGGGCCACTTGCCCGCGCCCAGCGCCTGGAGGACGTGACCGCGATGGATCGCTTCGAGACCACGCTGATGTCGGAAGCCCAGGCCGACCCGACCGTGCTCGATCTCTACGACTTCGAAGAAGCCGCCAAGCAGCGCGGCAAGTTCCTCGGCGTTCCGCAGTCGCTGATCCGTTCCGACAACGATGTGGCCAAGCTGCGCGATGCCCGGAAGAACGCACAGCAGCAACAGCAGCAACAGGCCGCCGGCCAGCAGTTGCAGCAGAGCCTTGGCGAGGCGGCTATCCAGCGCGTAGCGGCGTAATCACGCCATGGCAACTGTCTATTCGCTGATCTGCTGGGGCGGCAAGGTCGCCGTGACAAAAGAGGTGACGACGTGAGCGTTCAGCACGAACTGACGGTCGAGCAGCTTCACGACTACTGCGCTGCGCACATGGCGACGGGCCGCGGCCAGGCCAAGGTTGCGCTCGACCGACGCGGACTGCACTTCCTGACCGACAAGCCGGATGTCTTCATCGGACTGCCGCACGACGACAACACGCACGACGACGAGCGGGTTTTCCTGCGGCCGGTGTTCTGAGGAGAAGCGAGCATGCCTAACTACGCCGTACAAGACAGATCGACCGGGGAAATCGTCCATGCTTACACGGCTGATCAGCCGTCGCACGAAGACGTTTATCCGTTCGACACCTACAACCATATCCCGCAACCAGTGGTGATCGAGCCGGTTGTCCGGGAAGTGTCGGGCGTGTCGTACCTCCGCCGATTCACACAGTCAGAGCGCATCGCCATTCGCACGGCAGCTAGTCAATCGGCGATCCTCGACGATTACCTGAAGCTGCTTGATGCAACCATCCAGCAGGGCGGAATCGTCAATCTGGACGATGCCGATACCGTCGCGGGCGTGCAGATGCTGGAGCAGGTCGGCCTGATCGCCGCCGGTCGAGCTGCGGAGATTCTGGCCTAAATGGCGACCGTCAATTCCCTGATCTGCTTCGGTGGCCTGAACGGCAAGACGGTAACGTTCACCGATGCCGGGGATGTGGTCAATCTGACCAATCACGGTCAGCGCAATGGCGCAGCGGTATTTCTCACGACTGACGGAACGCTCCCAGCGGGGCTTACGCCGAATACACTGTGCTACGTTCGCCAGGGCGCCGACGACGGCAAGCTGACATTGCACACGTCGGCAGCTGGCGCCATTGCCGGCACCGGGCAAATCACTTTCACCGGCACCGGAACCGGCACGCACAAGCTAAAGTCGGCGCTGATTTTTACCGGGGCTGACCTTTCCCGCTACGACAACACGCGGGTCTATGACGGACTCGCCAGCTGGAATACCGGGCGCTCTGGCGCTTTGGCCTACGATGTCGAAGTGGCAGAAATCGGTGAATCGTTCGCCGATGTTGTCTCGTCAGGCATCGTCATCAGCGTGCCGAGTGCGCAGAATATCATCACGACAAAGATCAACGGTGTTCGTTCTGCGGCATTCCACAATTCCAACTACCCAGCAACGACCTTGGCCGGCATGACGTTGAGCACCGGCTACGTGTTTTACAACACAGGTCCGGTCAGCGGAGGCGGCGCGGTGCTGAAGCTGAATCGCTACCGCGATACCGTCGATGGCATCGTGATCATGAACAAGTCGGCATCGGCGGTCAGCTATGGCATCGACTTGAATGTTCAGTGCCGATGCCTGCGCAGCATCATCGTGTCGAGCGCGCTTTTGACGGCTGGCATCTACATGCGGGCGGCTCTGTCCGAGGCCTCCGGGAACATCGTATGCGGCTGGACTGCTGGCGCGACGTTTGCCACGGCACAGCCAGGGTTGTTGTTCACCAACAACCTGCTGACCAAAAACACCAACGGGTTCTCGGCTTCGGACGGCACAAAGGGTTTCTTCTACAACAACATTTCGGTCGGCAACACGACGACCAATTGGCCGACTCAGCCAAGCGCTCTCGAAGGTGCAAGCAACAACGCCGGACTGACTGGACAGGCCTGGATGACCTCGGGTGGTTCGCGCATCACCATCGCCACTACGGATTTTGTCAATCATTCCGGCAACGACTTCCGGGCAGCCAGCGCGTCATCGCCGCAGGTTGAGGCTGGCGTGTCGTTCTACGGGTACATGACCGAGGATGCAGCAGGGCGGTTCATGCCTGATTACATGGATGGCGGTGCTGCGGCGATTGATGTCGGACCGCATGAATTTGACCACGGCTACGGGCCTTGGCCGTCATCCGATGCGAGGGGGCTAGCGTTTGCCGGTCTTGTTTCTGGGTCGAAGGTGAAAGTATTCCTGACTGGAACCGACACAGAGAAATTCAGCACCGCGAGTTCTGGAACGTCTGAAACATGGAGTGAGTCTGTATCAGGTTCGTTGACGGTCGATTACGTCATCATGAAGGCGGGTTATTTGCCGATCCGCGTTACAGGCGTCACCGTGACGGCTAGCCCTTCTGGCGTTCAGCCTGTCCCTGTTTCGCAAGTCGTCGCCCGTTGGTATCAGGCTTCTTCCGGATTGACGATCAACACCAATTGCTTTGCCAATACGTCGACAAAGAAATGGGGTTTGACGACAACCAGCACGCTCCAGAACCTTGCGTCTTACCTGTTGGAGCAGTGGGTCGCGCTTGGCGATACCGGCGAGGATTATGCCAACAAGGCGTTTCCGCTCGAAGCAAATGGCCCGAATAGCTTTACCTGGCTGGATGGTTGGGAGGCTGATCTATCGACCTACGCGGCCAGTATCACCAACCTGTCGCGCGATGGTATGCGCTACCTGAACAGTTCTGGCGCGATGACCGCTTCATGGTGCGCTCTGCTGTCGGCTGGCGTTCCGGCTGGTCTGCAAGTCCGATTCCAACAGGTTGAAGGCGCTGCGCCGACCAACGCCGCAGCAACTGGCAATATCGACCAGCTGATCCAGATTTACGGCGATGCTACGCACGGCAGCTTTGACCGGCGCGGCTACATGGTCGCCAAGGTTCAGGAAGAGGGCTACGACCAAGCCGAGGTTGATGTTGTCGCTCAGTACGGGGCGCTTGAGGATCAGCTTTACGTCATCGCCCTGATCCCGACAGCAAACGGCATTGCGGCTGCCAATCCAACGGTTTCGAGCGTGACCATCACCGACCACGGCGCAAGCCCGGTAACTTGGAACACCAAGGCATTCTCGATCACGATCACCGATAGCGGGACGACATCCGGGCAAACAATCATGCAGTGGATTCGCCATGCGCTTGATACTGGCGGCACGCTCCAAGGCAAGAACGGCTTCAACTGGCACGACTTGATTCAGGTGAATGGCGATAAGTTCAAGGGCGTTCGCGGATCAATCTATGGCGACACGGGCGCGGCGCTGAAGGGTGTTCGCGTACTGCGCGGCACTGATGCACACCCGGATTTCACGATCCATACCGCGGATGACGGATCGACAGTCAGCACGACGCCACCGGCCCAGGCTAGTGCAACGATCTTGGCCGACTCCCGCGTTCAGTTGTTCAACGTCACGACCGACACGGA